TTTTGCAATGTTAAAATACCTTGGCTAGAATTATATAAATCAGCATTAAATATTCCGTGATAACTTCCAAATTGAGAAATATCCATATATAAATTACTTGTTACTACAACATATTCTCCACCTGTTTCAAATGACGTAGGGTTAGTATACATATACTTTGAATTCGGATTAAGTACTTCAATAGTTGCAGATTTAAGTACCATACGTTCTAGAGCAGATATAGGGAATGATAAATTTACAGGAATAGCAAAATTTTTATTATCTCCTCCTATACCTGTATCTTCTATTGTTCTTACAGTAACTGTTTGATTTATAGGCACAGGAACGTCTACACTTTGGTATGTAAGAGTTAGTTCAGCAGTTATCTTAAAGAAAGCCTCATTATCATCATATTCTAAAGGATAATCAAAAGACACGCCAAATAAATAATTTGCTGTATTTAGTGTTTCTACTGATGTATCCTTAATAACTGTAGTTGTATAATTTGGACCATAAAAATATAAATGAGAATTATTTATTTTAACCCCCCCCTATATTCTGAGATATGAATTGTTTAATCATTTTTATTTTTCTTATATCATATACCAACAATACTATCTATTCCTAATAATGAAGTACTACAGATAAATAATAGTTGAACTATTTCTGGAGCTGGTATAACATATATTGTACATCATATACAGATGAATAGACATACTAATCATCCAAGAAATCCGCACACTCTTTTACTGCTTAATCCACTATGAGCAGTAAACATCTTTATAAAGAAATTTTTCATAATTATGTATTTTATAACTATGAAAGTAGTAGTTTTTATTTATTTATTTTTTGTGCCATCGCTTAGCTTGAATAGCAAAATTTGCTCTCTTCCTTTGAAGAGGTGTTGAGTTAGGATTATTCATTACATCATGTGCGTGCTCCTGAACACTTTTTCCAGCAGCATTAGCAGATTTTGTAAATTTTCCTCGATTCTTCTTTTTAATATGGATCTTACTTCCATTCTTCATCATTTCAAGATAACCTAACATAATATTATCAAGATTACCTTTTTCATCTGCAGGTTTACTATACGCCTGCGCAATTTTGTTTAAAATTTCATCGTTGTATTTCATAATTATAATATTAATAATTAAATATGCACATTATTTGTGCAAATATAGTTATTTATTTATTTAAATACAAACATTTTACTGATTTATTTGGATATACAAAAAAATTATTATATATTTGCATCATCCAAATAAAATTATACAAATAATTTAAAGAAACAGATATGGCTAAGAAACAACCTGATATAACTTCAGGATTAACCTGATTAGGGACAATTTTACAATATATAAAAGATTATGGGGTATGTAATATTCTTAAAGCCTTAATTATTATGTTTATTTTAAGTATTACGTTACGAATATGTTATAATCCTGCATTCTTATTTGATAAGTATTCGGATTATATGGCACAAAAACATACTCAAGAACTAGTAAATAGAATTAATGATGATAAAAAGGTTAAAGATCTATTACCTAAGCTTTTATATAGGTCAAATGCAGATCGAGTATGAATTATTCAGTATCATAATGGTATTTCGGATTGGTTGTATGGATCAATGAGGTTTGAATTATGTGGAGAAGGTATACATTCAATTAAAGAACAGTATGATAATTTTCATCTTAGCTGGTTAACGCTTCCAGATTATTTGAAAACACATACAACTTTTATTGGCAACCTTGCTACTTTAGAACCACTAGATCATGTATTATATGATCGATTTAGAAAGAATGGTATAGAGTATCTCGCTTGTATTTTATTAAAAGATGATATTGGAACTCCAACTGGAATTCTTGGATTTACTTGAGAGAATATGAATAATATAGAATATGAAGAAAGTGAGATTAAAGAAAACCTAATTAGATATGGAGCTATAATAGGACAATATATAAAACCAAATGTTATAAATAATGCCAAAGTTAAATAATGTAAAAGAAAAATATGTTAATGGTTATCAAGTAGATAAAGAGACAGAAGATGTTATTTATTCAGATGCAAAACATCTATACTTAGATAAATATGATAATAAGCCTTATGTATCAGTTACTACTCTAATACATAAATATGTTAATGAGTTTGATTCGGCATTTTGATCTGCTTATAAAGCTTGCGAAGCTTTAGTTGATTCAGAAATTTTTAAAGTCGTAAAGACTTCATTATTAAATACTAAAAGATGAGATCCAAAACTTCTTGAAAAATTAAAAATTAGTGAAGAAGAATTTGAAAGTAAACGTGCTGAGATTCTTCAATCATATGAAATTGAAAGAAATAAATCTTGTGAAAGAGGAACAAAAATACATGCTCAATTTGAGAATATGTATTATCAATCTGAAGAACAAGATCTTAAGAAATTTGGTCTTGGAGGAAAATTTACTTGCAAGAAAGGATATTATCAATTAGATTTAGAAAAAGGAGTTTATCCTGAATTTATGATTAGTTATAAATCAGAAGATGGTTTATTAAGAATTGCAGGACAACTTGACTTACTTATTAAAGATGGGAATGATATTTATATATATGATTATAAAGGACTCCCTCTAGATACAAAAATTCCAACTAAAAACGGATGGACAACTATTAAGGATATAAAGGAGGGAGAAGAGATATTTGATAAAGAAGGAAATATAACTAAAGTGTTACATAAATCAGATATCCATTACAATCCATGTTTTAAAATAACTTTTGATAACGGAGAGTCGATTGTGGCAGACCATGAACATAGATGACTTATTTCTTTTAGGAATATAGATAAAACATTTAGGGAAGTAGTTATGACCACAGAAGATATTGCAAAGTGGTTAATTGATAAACCAAGAACCTCGTACAATATCCCAAAAATAATGAACGCAAATCCTCTAAATCTTCCAGAAATAGAACTTCCTATAGATCCTTATGTACTGGGATGTTGACTAGGAGATGGCTCTAAGTCATGTGGAATTATCACTAATATAAACTCTAAAGTATGGGAAGAAATAGAAAATAGAGGATATACTTTTGGAGGAGATCTTTCTGACGGAAAATCTGCGGAAATGCGAACTATATATAATATTAGAAAAAAACTTAACGATCTAGGAATACTAAATAATAAGTTTATACCTGATTTATATATGCGAGCCTCTTATCAACAAAGACTTGATTTGCTTAGAGGGTTAATGGATACTGATGGTTACTATCATGAATCTAGAAAAAGATTTGTAATGGGAACTACTCAGAAATGACAAGCTGAAGATTTATTAAGGTTAGTAAGTACATTAGGCATAAAAGCTACTGTTTTTGAAGTAGATAAAAAATGTAATGGAAAGATATTTAAAGGATGAGATGTATGTTTTTCAACTGATGGATTAAATCCCTTTTTAGTAAGAAATCAAGATATCGACTTCCCATCTAAAAATAAGAATACATTTAGAAATATTATATCTGTAGAAAGAGTTGATACAGTAGCAACGCAATGCTTAGAAGTTGACAGTCCATCACACACGTTTTTATTCGGTGATTCAATGATAGTTACACATAATACTAATAAGAAAATCGATAAGGAATCATTTTATAATAGATTTACTAAAAGTAGAACTATGATGAAATTCCCAATGAATAATATTATGGACTGTAATTTTTATCATTATACATTACAATTATCATTGTATGCATATTTATTACAGAAAATTAATCCAAACTTTAATATTAAACGTTTAGTATTAATACATATAGATCATAGTAATCATATTACAGAACATGAATGTGATTATTTAAAATCAGATGTAGAAACAATGTTAAAACATTATAAAAGAGATATAAAGATTAAATCTGAATTAGATTTAGATAAACCTATAGTATTTTAATTATGGGACTAATAGATATTATTAGTGGACATGTTAATGAAGCAATTAATAAAAACGAAGACTTATCTGAAAAAAGATTAGCAGTTTGTAAAGAATGTCCATTATACAAAGAAACACCAATGGGTCCGATATGTAATCCTAGATTATATATTAATGAAAATAATAAAACAGACTATTCAGATAGACCAAAAATTGGATATAGAAAAGGATGCGGATGTAGATTATCTGCAAAAACAAGACTTGCACATGCAAGATGCTTAGTAAATAAATGATAATAAGTTAAATTTAAAAATGTAAATGATTATGGGAAAAAATCTTTTAGGAAATGCACACATGCAAGAAATGGGAGTTCATCTTATGGGAGCAAATATTAAACATGAAACGAAGGAGTTAACTCCTGAGGAAATTGCTGCTCACAATAAAAAAATGGAAGAAGAACAGCTTTTAACAGCAAATAGATTACTTGAATTAAACAAAGGCGCTAAAGACGCATCTAAAATGAAAGTAGCTGCAACTGGATATACTGTTATTATAAAACCGTTTGAAAAAAATCCTTATAGAGAAATTAAAACAAGTGCTTCAGGTTTAATTTTATCTGCAGGAGATCTTTTTGCAGATACATATAAGTCTGATGATACTGGCGAGATGGAGAGAGCCGAACAATTCATTGCGTGTGGTACTGTTATTTCTGCAGGACCCGAATGTAAATACGTAAAACCTGGAGAGGATATATATTACAGAAATTCTGTAGTACCTGTTCCATTCAATAATATGGGTTATTACGCTATCAGTGAACAAAATATTATATGTCGAGTAATTGAAAAGGACAAAGAATAATATGATAAACGAAATTGAAAAAACGTTTTTTAACCCAGGAGATATAGTCACTTTAAAACATGGTGAACTTATATCTCCTGTTATGTATGTAGTAGAAAAAATTACACAATCATACAAACATGGTAATGAAATAACTAATATCTTTAAAGGTATTAAATGTAGATGGTTTGATAGGAATATGGTTTTACGTGAAGCAGTATTCTCAACAAAAGATTTAAAATTTTATAAGAACAAGTAACTATGAAAGCTTATTTAAGTAATGGTATAACAATAGAAGGTACTGTAGCTGAAATTAAAGAGTTTTTAGAAGGACAGAATTATACAATTACAACTACTCCAAATACTACTCCTATTTGGATTTATCCTTCACAACCTTTAGATCCTAAATATAATAAATTTGAAATTACTTGCTCTACAACAGACATTAATAATAAAACAATATCATCATGGAACAAGAAGAATTAATGCAATTTGTTCAATGACTTCCATCTAAAGTAGAAGAATTTCAAAATAAAACTCCTGAAGAAATTGTAGGAAAACTAAATGAATTAGCACAAACAGAAGATGGTATGAACACTATTTCTGGATTGATTAACCAATTTAAACAAGAGCAATCTGCAGGAATGTTTAAACAAGGAGGCAAACTTGCCTATCTTGTTAATAAATTTAAGGATGGAGGATCTGCAAAGAATGAGCGTAAAGAAAATAAAAAGGTTGTAAAAGAAGGTAAGAAATCTTCTAAATTCAATCGCACTGCATATAGAAATATGAAATCTGCTATTAAGGATCAAGATCTTGGATTAAGTAGAAGAGAAGTTAAAGCAGCTGCAATGAAAAATATTGTAGGAGATAATTCTAAACCTAAAGTAACAAAAACTGAAGGTTCAATTGTTTCTCAACCTTTATCTTTTGGAGTATCTATGAAAACTGGAATTACTCCTAAAGTAAATGTACAAACTAATGTTACTCCTGATTTATCTCAAGGTAATTTCAATCAAGCTTTTGCAGCAGCTAGAAGTGCAGGACTTACTAGCTTTACTTGAAATGGAAAATTATATGGAACTCAATTAGCTCCAACAAGACCTGCTCCTAAGAAACCAAAGCTTCCACAATCTAATCTTAGATCAAGAAATATTCCTGAAGCAGAAGAAGCTGGAATGTCTGCAGCTAAAGGAATTAGACCTGCAAATATGAATGAAGAACTAGTTGCAACTAATCCTTTGTATAGTGATTATATAGTAGCATCTAATTTAGGTAATCCTAATAGGTTTGATAGTAGATATGTAGGACCTAGAAGTATGTCGGTCAATTATGGAAATAATGCTACTTTAGGATCTATTCCTATTGAACACCGCATCAATCCAAGAAACCTTGGTTCATTTTTCCAAGAAGGAGGTAAAACTTCTCAAAGAAAATCTGATAAAGCTCGTAAGGAATTTCATGGAGTAGATTTATTTGAATATGGTCCTAATAAATGAGTACATAATGGAGCACAAGTTGCTAGAAGTTTAAAACCTGGAGTTAATCAAACTGTATTACCTAACGGTGTTGGTTTAAGACAAATTACTAGAAATAATATTACAACATCAGAATTAGTATCTCCAAATAAACAGGATACTCTTTATATACACAATGGCATTGGAGGTAGAGTAGATAGTAATATAGATGATTCTGGAATTCTTGGATTTTTAGGATTGAGACGGTCGTCTCCTGTAAGTAATAGATATAAAGAACTCCAATCAAAGTTTGGAGCACAAAAATTTGCTGAAGGAAAAATAATTCCTAAAATAAAACGAGACACTGTTGTTAATAATGTAGGTAATCTAACAGATAGAGGTGTAATAGATAGAGAAATGATTATTGCAGGTACGATTCCAGGAACAAATAATCAATTAATCGACTCTATTCGTAGACATGTAATTGCTCCAACTTTTGAAAATCCGTACTTAGGTACTCAAACTATGCCTGGAGATACCTTATATTATCGTACTTCTGGAGTATATACTCCTTCAGGAAATGCGCTTCAGAGGGTTCAAGACAATAATTACAAACCTACAAAAGAGAAAAAAGAAAAATTAAATAAAAAGTAATGCTAGATTTATTCCTTTATGATAATGTAACATGTAATCTAAAGATTAACGAATACGAAATACTATTAATAAAGGAGTTTGCAGCGCTGTGAGATATAGAAAGAAATAAATGTAAAGAAGATCCAAAAGGAACAAAGAGGTTAAGAGCTTGAAGAGAATTTAAATATATATGGTTGTTTTGTGACTGAAAAAGTCCATATCAACAATACTTAGAGAGACAAAAGCATGATGCAGCTATGGAAGATTCTGGATTAACTCAAGAAGAATGAGATGATCCAGTCTTCCATGCAGCAGTTAGAAAATACATGGAAATCAAAGATTCTTCTAGAATACTTAGCCTTATAAAAACAGCGTATCGAACTCTTGAAAAAATGAGAGTATCTTTAGATAATATAGACCTTGAAGAGAGAGATAATAATAGTAAACCTATCTTTAAGGCAAAAGATGTATTAGCTGATATTGCTAGTATTGGAGTTATGGCAGATAAATTAAAAGAACTTGAGCTTAATTATAAAAAAGATCAAATGCAATCCAATGCTAAAAATAGAGGTGATGTAAAACCTGGATTTATGGATAGTTAAGTATGGTAAAGACAATTAAATCTTCAATGTCTCAAGCACGTAAAAAAATGCTTGAACAGATAAAAAATAAAGAAGAATCAGAAGTCAAAAGAAAGAAAACAGCTAAAGAGAAATATAAGGAACTTAGAGAATCAATAAAAGATCCTGAACCAACTCCTCAATCTTTTTCAGATAAATTCGAAGAAGAATTAAAAAAGCAATTACAAGAAATGCTTGGAGATCAGAAAGAAGATACTACAGAACAATTTGAGTATACTGCAACTGATTTTTATAAAAAGAGAGATGGTTTGTGAGATGTGGCGGTCACTGAAGATGTACTTTACTTTGATCCAGAGTTATCATATGAGTTAACTGGATATCGACCAATTAATGAAACTCAAGGTTTAGATTTTGATCCTACTCCTTTTAATGAACTAGCTCAAATTTATGATAGAACTGGTTCATATACAGAATATCCTGCAGATTCAAAACCTTATAATGATTTCTGAAAAGAACAATATAAACGTTGTACTGAGGGTTATACAGTTGGTAAATATAGAATTACAGGAGATCATTATTTCTTTTTAAATTTCTATAGAATGGAAGTTATTTCTGAAGGGGCTAGAGGTGGTGCAGGTCGTAACGAAAAGTTCCCAACATTCCTAGCTAAACAATATGAATTCTTTCATTATGTTGAAATGGCTGAAAGACTACATAAAGATGTAGCTATATTAAAAGCTCGTGGTATTGGATTATCTGAGATTGTTGCTTGTTTAGCAGTAAGACCTTATATAACTAATAGAGGTTATCGTTCCTTATTAACTTGTGCTGCAGAAGGTAAACTTACTCCTTTAAAAACTAAATGTTGAAAGCAGTTAAACTGATTAGACATGAATACTAATGGAGGTATGCGTCACCTACGCCAAAAAGTTAATAATGCAGATACTAAACGTGCATCTCAAGTTACTCCTGATGGAGTTGAATATGGTTGAATGTCAGAAATTGATTCAGTAATTGCTGATACATCTGATAAGATTCGTGGTGATCGTGTCGATAGATTAATCTATGAAGAAGCAGGATCTAATAAATATTTAACTAAAAGTTGGATTCAAGGTAATGCCCTTGTTGAGCTTGGTGGTTATCATTTTGGAACACGTATTGCTTTAGGTACAGGTGGTGATGATATGGCACTTGAAGGTTTATCAAACATTTTTGCAAAACCAGAAGGGTATAATGTACTTCCATATAAAAATTATGATACAGAAGATAGAAAGCCACAATTAACAGCTTTCTTTATTCCAGCTCATAAGTTTAGTTTACGAGAAGAATTTTTAGATACAAGAGGAGTTACACAATCTGAAGAATTTAAAAAGTTTTATGAGGAAGAACGTAAAAAGCTAAGTGGTAAAGATCTACTTGATTATTGTGCAGAGCACTGTTTTATTCCAAATGAAGCGTTGTATAAACAGGGTGAAAATATCTTTGATTCAATTGCAATTGCAGATAGATTAACCCAAATTAGGATATTTAAAGCAGGATTAAAACCAGAATACGTATCATTATTATGAGATCGTTCTGGAGATACTCCTGATTTAACAAAAGTAAAAGTTGTAAGTAATCCAAATAGTAAAATTACTATATACGAAAGACCACTTCGAGATGAAGACGGTCTTGTATTAAAAAATCTATATGTTGCAGGAATAGACTCTATTGACCAAGGTTCTGGAGATTCTTCTACCTCAACAGATGTATCTGATTTCTGTATAGTTATTAAGAAACGTATATATGGATTACAAGAAGCGAAATATGTTGCGATCTATAAAGATCGTCCTCGAGATATTCGAGAAGCATATGATGTAGCAATGAAATTATTAGTATGATATAATTGTAAAGCACTACTAGAACATACTAAGATTAGTATTGTTACATATTTTAAAGAAAAAAAGAAAGATAGTCTATTTATGAAACGTCCTGCTTCAACTCTTGGAGATATGAAAAGAGGCAACTCACAAATGATTGGCGTACCAGCTACAGAAGCTATTATCAAGCACGGTCTTGAATTAATTAATAATTTTGTTAATGATTACTGTTATTCAATTGATATTGATGAAATGCTTGAGCAATTGTTAAAATATTCTTGAGAAAATAAACGAAAGTTCGATATTATCGCAGCTATGGAAATGGCAGAAATTGCAGATGAAGAATTAATGAATATACGACCTGCTGCTCAAGATAAATTAGCGAAAGAATGAGAAAATATTGGATGGTTCACTAATGAAAAAGGCTATAAAGAATATGGAGTAATACCGCAAAAGAATGGAACTCGTTGATAAAGTATATGAAATAATTGAAAAGGCTATGTGTGCATATTACACTGGAGACTTTACATTAACTATAGATGGTAATCAATGGAAATTAAGTTTAGATTTGAATCAATGAAAAGCTCCATTAGTTTTAGTCTATGAAGGTGATGAAGAAGGTTTTTTCGAATTTCTTGAAAAAGAACTTAGAAACAGACAACTAGATAGAACAAAATATTATTCTGGAGAAATGACTACTCCAGGTGAAGGAAATCAATATATAGTATTAGAATATGGTGATAGAGAATGAAGTAAAGAAGATTAATGATGCGATAGGTAATCTTGTATATGATAAAGTTGCTATAAGAAAAGCTTATGGATATTATCATTGTCGTAGAGATGCAGATCAATTCAAACACCTAGAAGAAAATTACGGAATTGGGACTCCTACATCAGTTAGTTTTACACCATTAATTAAGAAACATATTGATGTATTAGTTGGAGAATATCTAGGTTTAAATCAAGATTTAAAAGTATCTTGCAAAGATGAAAAGACTGTTTCAAATATAATGAGAGAAAAGCAACTTAAAATTAGTGCAGAAGTATTTAATTATTTGCAACAGTATTTAAAGAATAACATTATTGCAGCTATTATTGAAAATAAAGAAATTGTAAATGATCCTTTTATTGAAAAAGAAATCAACTCAATTCAACAAGATATTGATCAATCTTTTGTTTCTGAATATGAAATTGCTGCACAAAATATTCTTGATTATTTAAGACAATCAAGAAACATCGATTTAAAACGTAAAATGGCAGAATTACTTACAGATTTACTTGTTACAGGTACTTGTTACTATAGAGTAAAACCTACAGAAAGTAATTCAAATGTCAATATTGAAATTTTAAATCCTGTTAATACATTTATAGAACGTAATCCAAATTCTCCTTATCTTGCAGATTCTAAGAGAGTTGTTATTAGAAAATGAATGTCAAGAGAGGATATTTTAAATACATTCAGATCAGAATTAACTACAGAAGCAGCTAAGAAAATTAGAGATATGCAACAAACTGCAGATTCAACATCTCCTACTTATTTGGTTAGATATGTTGGTAAACCTGCTGAGCCTAATTTACGAGCTGATAATTTACATACAGGTATTCTTGCAGGACTTGAAGCACATCCAGGATGGCCTGGAGATTATGATTCAATAGAACCTATAAAGAATCATCTTATTCCTGTATATGAAGTTGAATGAATTGAAGCAGATTATAAAACTGGAGAATTAACAAGACATGAAGGAGTAAAAATTGGTTCAGAAGTATATATTACTCGTGGAGAATCAAAGTATATTGTAAGAAGTGCAGATTGTCCTAGTAGATGTAGATTATCTGTTAATGGAATGTTTTTCTTAGATAAAAATGGAGATCCATATTCATTAATAGCACATACTATGGACCTACAGGATTAAATTATATGAGTCCTGTATAAACCCCGTGAATTGCTGGAAAACCTTAAATTGAATAATAGTAAATTTAAGACAATCAGCAGCTAAGCTTAGATAGAAATATCTTTGAAAGTTCAACGACTATCCGAAAGGAGTACACTTAAGTAAGTGGAAGTGCGGGGACAAGTTTAATTTAAAATTAATTATAAGTAGTTATGAAATATAATGAAACAGAATTTATTTGAATTAATTTTAAATCAAATTTGTATGATATAGTCTAATCTGTATGGTGACATGCAGCAGTCGAAAAGACGGATATAGATTAACGACCTATATCGAATAAACAATGAAATATGATTTACTTATATATTTTAGAGATAACCTTATTGCTTCTTCAGGAGGAGTTGGAGATTGGATGGATGTTTCTTTTATTCCTTCGTTTTTAGGTGAAAAATTAGTTGATAGAGTTAAAGCTTGGCAAGCATATAAAAAGAATGGCTTAGCATTAATAAATAGTAAGGAGGAAGGTAATGAAGGTATGCCTAATACTATTTTTAATGGATTTGATGATACAGTTAAAGCTCAAGCTATTCAAGGTATTCAATTAGCTATTCAAGCTGTAGAACAACAAGCTTCTTCAATTACAGGAGTGTTACCTGAGAGGTTAGCTCAATATGAACAGAGAGATGCTGTATCTAATGTTCAACTTGGAGTTAAAATGTCAGGTTTATTAACTAAGCAATATTTTGAAACTATGGATATAATTTATAAAGAAGCTAATTATGATATGCTTAATTTAGCTAAATTGGTATATCCAAATGGTATTACTGGTACTATCGTATTAGGTAATAAATATTCAAGAATATTTACAGCACTTCCTGAACATTATACACTTACAGATTTTGATTTACATATTGAGGATAGTTCTAAGTCTTTTAAAGATATGGAAACTGTAAAGGCTCTTAATATTGAATTAATTAAAGCTGGAATGTCAGATCCTGATATGGCAGTAAGTATTGCAACTGCTAATAGTATGTCCGAACTTAAACGTTATGTAGCTAAAGCTACTGCCGTTAAGAAGGAAGAAAATAATAGTGTTTCTCAATTGCAGCAACAACTTCAGCAATATGAACAAAATCTGCAACAGTTACAGAAACAAAATGAACAATTACAAAGAGAATTAGGTCAATCACAAAATCAACTTGAACAAAATAGTCAAGCTAGACTACAACTTGAAGCTGAAAAAGTAGCTATTGAAAGAGAAAAAGTTAAAAACGATAAGGATTATAACGATAAACTTATTGAAACAAAACAGCAACAAGTTCAAATTCAAGCTGCAGAAACAGTTGATACTAATCCTTATAATGATAAAATAAAACAAGTTGTATAATATGAATAAAAAAATAAATATTGATGTAATTGTTAGATCTGATTGTAAATTAATTGCTGTAGATAATAGTGATTATTTAGGTGTAGATTTAAGTCAGTATATAATGTTAGAATTTCTATCTTATAATACTGACGAAAATTTGCTTCCAGAATCAGTAAAAATAAGAAAGGAATTACATAATCGGGGACACTATTTAAGTAGATTTGCATCTGAATTTACATTAAATGTTGACGGAACTTATTCTTATTATAAATTAGTAGTTCCACAATTAATGCATTTTCAAGACGATAAAGAGCCTGATAAATATATTAATTTAATAGATGAATTATTTTTTTTAAATGGGGATCTTTATAAATCTAATATTACAGACCAGGAAGGATATACATTAGACGAAGTAATTGAAAATTCTGAAATTATTGGTTATAAAGAAGCATATGAATTTGTGCAAGAAAATAAGGCTTCACAAACTTTCTATTGTCCAATAAAAAATGTCTTTAGTGTTTGCAAATTACAAAGATGTTTAGTATATTTGCAACGGCAATTACTGTTGAATAACAGTAAAATATGTAGTTATGATAAATGTAAAACAGATGAAAATTTAAGGAATCGCAGAGATTTCTTATTAAGTGCTATGTATGTGTTTGATTATCTAAAAGATATGGGGAACTTTACAGAAGCGCAAAGAATATTAGATAATTTATCTTCATGTAATTCTTTATGTGGAGAGGAATTAGGTAATATAAATAATAGTTGTGGTTGTGGAAATTCTATATAATGAATTATATAAAATATTTGTTCAAGAATTAATTAATATTAATATTGGGCATTTACCTGATAAAAAAGCATTATTTACAATGAACGAATTAATTAATGCAATTGATTATATTGAACACGGTAATCCAACTAATAATGAAATAATCAAAATAATTCAATATTATGAAGAGATCTAATGTTAATGTAATCATAGATAATGCAATAAATTCTCAAGACTATTATAGAATGTATAGTTCTAGAGATTTTTATAGAGGAACATCTTTTAAGATGGCAGGAGCCTGAACTCCAGACACTCATTATTTCAACGATGAACATATTATTGATTTTATATCTTGTGAAGGAGCTTTATTGTATTGTCTAAGAGGTCATTTATCATCAGAATGAAATAAGCCGAATCTAATTTATAAAGACGATATAATTGTTGGTGTAGAATCTAATCCATATTGAGCTTTTATTATGGGAAATAGTGGTAAAGGTCAAAAAGGAGATAAAGGCGATATTGGTCCTATCGGACCGAGTGGAACTGATGGTATTACTCCACAATTAAAAATTGAAGATGGTCGTTGACTACTTTCAATGGATAAAGGTCAAACTTGACAAGATATAGGCCAAGCTACAGGTGATCCTGGGCAAAATGGAACTGATGGAAAGAATGGCTCTGATGGAATTGGAGTAATTCCTGGAGGAACTACTGGTCAAGCATTAGTTAAAAAATCTGATGCAGATTATGATACAGAATGAAAAACTATTTCTGAAGGCGGAGAAATTCCTAATTTTGATGCAGAAGTAGCTAATGTTTCTTCAACAACTGAAGCTAATGCTAATGTAGTTTTAGAAGGGGATATATTTAAATTTAGTTTTGGATTACCTAAAGGAACTGATGGTTCTAATGGAGAAGATGGAAAAACAAGTTATCTACATATTAAATACTCTAATGATGGAGGTGTAACCTTTACAGGTAACAATGGAGAAGATCCAGGTGCTTGAATTGGAATTTATGTAGATTATAATATAAATGATAGTGATGATCCTTCTGACTATAAATGAACTAAAATAAAAGGAGAACCTGGAATTACTGGTGATCCTGGTCCAGCAGGTAAAGATGGAGTTGATGGGTTACCTGGAATTGGTATTGAAGTTCGTTATTGCTTAGGAACTACAACTATTTATGGAGGAACAAGTACTCCTGGAACAACAAGACAGCCAACAGGTTGGAATTTAGCGGTTCCAACTCCAACTGAAGAGACTCCTTATATTTGGTTTATTCAAGCTAGAGTAAATTATACAAGTAACGCTGATAAAGTTGGTACAATTGAAGGTAGTTGAAGTACTCCTACTAAATTAAGTGGAACTAATGGATTAAATGGAGAGAATGGTTCTAAAGGACAAATAATTTATCCTGAAGGTATTTATAATGTTAATACTGTATATCAAGGAACCGCAGATAAAACTCCTTATGTATATGATTCTAATGATGCTAACTATTATGTTTTAAATATAGTAGGAACTTGGCAAGGAACATTACACAGTAATGAATCTCCTAGCACTGATACTAGTAATAGTTGAGTTAAATTAGATGCATTTGAAGCGCTGTATACTAAAATTGGGATTATCGCTAACGGTCTTATTGGATCTGCTGTATTTAATGGAAACTATATGTTTAGCCAACAAGGTATTGATGCAAGTGGACAAACATCTACACAATATCAAAACTTTGATCCAGAAATTCCTACAGGAGGTGAGTTTACTCCAAATATACTATTTGATTTTAGAACTGGAGCTGGACATATGGCTGCTGGAAAGATTAAGTTTGGTAGTGATGGAAGTGTTGATTTAACTAACATTAAAATTAATAATGCTATTGTTCAAAACATTAAACAATATAGTCTTACTCAGTCATCTGATCCACATATACTAGATTCATTATATTCTGAAATTATATATTCTCCAACGATACATGAAGATGTAACTCTTAAAGTAAATGCTTCTGAATATCAATTAAATATTGATGATTCGTATTCTGGAGTAATTCATAATAAGTCTGATAAACAATTATTTATATATCCATTTGATAATGGAAACGATGATGAATCTATTAAAATTTGTGGTTATTATAATGGTAGACTACTATTCAGTTATGATGAGCCAATTCTTTTTAATGCTTCTCAAATTTTACTTCCAGCTGGAGGAGTATTGGAATTTAAATTTGTTCCATCTTCAATAGTTAATAATTACTATGTTGGAACAATTTGAGTAGAGAATACATCAGATTTTGAGTTAAAAACATGGAAACAAAATGGAACGCTACGTTCAGATCTTTATTATAAAAGCTATGACGATTATAATAGTGATTCATTTTTAGCATGTGGAGAAGTTTATTTTAATTCATCTGGGGTGCCATCTTTATCTGGTTTTTCTAGATGTAGAACTGATTTAGTATTAACTGTAAGTCAATCTGGAAATTTTTCTGCAAATTTAGATTTAACAAGTATTTATAACGGTAGAACTTTATCAATAAGTACAATAGCTTTTTCACAACCTATATGAGATGGAGCCATGCTAAAAATGTTCTATGGTTCAGCAAGAGGCAGGATTAATGGAGCTTTTTTAGATATAAGAACTGCAGACGGTAAAGTACCAACAACAAGTATTAGTGTTCCATTTTTAATATTAGGATCAAAATAATAAACTATGAAAAAAAATAATATATTACCTACTATAGATCTACAAAATTCAAGAGAGTATTCTGGAGCTTATAATTCAAGAGATTTCTATAAGGGAACCTCCTTTAAGATGGCAGGAGAATGAATAACAAACACTCACTATTTCAATGACGAATATATTGTAGATTTTGTATCATTTGAAGGAGCTTTATTGTCTTGCGTTAGAAGTCATACATCATCTTCGTTAAATATGCCTGAATTAGTTCGAGAAAACGATAAAATCATTGGTATTAAACCAAATCTTTTCTGAGCTTTTGTAATGGCAGGAGTTGAAGGGCCTGCTGGCAAAGTATGAGTACCTGAAATTAATAATGGAATACTTTCTTGGAAAGAAAGTAATACTTCTCCTTCATCAACTCCTATAGAAAATCTAAAAGGAGAACCAGGAGATACTCCAATTGTAGGTATCAAAAAAGATACATTAAATAATACTTATTATTGGACTGTATCTATTAATGGAGAATCTCCTAGATGAATACTTGATGAAAATGGACAAAAAATTTCTGCACAAGGTTTAAAAGGAGATCCTGGTAAAAATGGAACTGATGGAAAACCTGGTAAAAATGGAGCTGATGGTATAACTCCTGAATTCAAAATCGAAAATGATTATTGGTTTGTTTCCTATGACAACGGAACGAATTGGACGCAATTAGGCAAGGCTAAAGGTGATCGAGGAGCTACTGGAGAAAAAGGAAAAGATGCAATCCAACCAAAATTTAGAATTTCATTAGGAAACTGAGAAGTATCTTATGATAAAGGTATAAATTGGGAAAAAGTTGGTAGAGCTACAGGAAATAAAGGATATCCTGGAAAAGATGGCGTTGATGGACGTGCTGGTAAGGACGGTAAAGATGGGATAACTCCTGAATTTAAAATTGTTAATAATAACTGGTATATAACTTATGATGAAGGTATTTCTTGAAAGTTATTAGGTAGAGCAATTGGAGATCAAGGAGAACCTGGAAAAACTCCTGGACTTATCAGAGAATTTGGAGATCCTAATAATCTAACAGATGATAGAATTCTTTGAGGATATATAGGTGATCCTACTAGTGAGTGAACTACTTTATGTTATTTAGAAGATCTAAAAGGAGACAGTATTAAATCTGTTAATATTAGTGATGCTGAAGGACATTTAGAAATCACAATGGAATCTAGTAAAGTGATTACTTCTACAGGTTCCGTTCTTCCAAGGTTTGAACCAGGTACAATTGAAACAGTTGAGTGAGATCAAAGACCATCTTTAGTAATAGATAAAACTAATGCTCCTAGGGAATGGGCTTTAAATATTAAAGTTCCTAAAGGAAAACCTGCTACAGTAACAGTAATTTCTGAAGTTGAAAAATTAGCACCAGATGCACAACCTTATGTAACTGACTTAAATCCAGATATTAGTGATGCAAATCTTAAGTTTGGAATTCCTCAGGGAGAAAAAGGTGATCCTGGTGATGAAAATATAGCAATCGGATGTCAATCCGATTTCCCAAATAACGAACCAGAGCATGATAAGATTTGATACGATCCTTGTGATGAAGCTATGGATCAGTATTCAGTCCAAGACTTTTTATATCATTCTTATATTGCTGTTGGTGGTACTCTCAATCAAGAACAATTTGAAGCTGCTTGAAAATCATTTCCTAATACATCGGGATTTGAAATAAGATTCGCAAATAGTTTTGAAGAGTTAGGAGATCCAACTGTTGATAAGTTAGGAAAATTATATATGATTCCTGCAACATCGACAGTACTTCACGACTTATTTGAAGAATATATTGTTGTTCATTCTCCAAGTACTACAGAAGATGTATATATGTGGGAAAAATGAGGAAGTGGACAAATAACAGTAGATTTAAAGAATTATTATACTAAGAGTGAAATAGATACTACAGTTACTAATCAACTTGCAAATAAAGTTGATAAGGTTGAAGGCTCAGGTCTAATTTCAGATACAGATTTAAATCAGATTAGAACGAATAAGGCTGATATTGCGAATTTACAAACATCTGTTGGAGATAAGCAAGAAGCTCTTACAGCTGGTGATGCTGTTGAGATTTCAGAAGCGAATGTTATTGATGTTAAAATTGATCCTATTTCTGATAATATATTAGCAAAATCTGAAAGTGGACTTAGAGTAAACAGGGCAAGGGTTGCTGGTAACAATATAAAAGTAGGAGTAGCAATTACTGGCGGTGCTGAAATTGGTGCAGATCAAACAGTTGCTGAAGGTATGAAAGCTCTTAGTGATAGTATTAAAACTGCTGTTGCAGGTGGCATTACATCTATTACTAGTCCAGATAATACTATTAAGGTAACTGGTGAAGGTACTTCTAGAGGTTTAGCTGTAGATATGTCTAAATTAGTATCAACAAGTTCATCTATCCAAATTGGAACAGACGGTAAGCTTGATATATTTTGATCAGAAATTGAATAAATAATAATTTCCCCTTCCTCACATTTAGTGAAGGGGGGGATTAAAATTTAAAAAAAATAAACATGAGAACAATTAAATTTTTTAAAAAAGCGACAGAGCCTACTACAATCGAAACTGGAAATCTTTGGTTTGATACAACAACCCAATCTATTAAAGTTAAAACAGATACAGGATATGATGTATTTGGTATTGGGCTTAAAGATGCACAATTATTAAGTAATAAATTAACAATTACCAGATCAGATAATACTACTGTTGAAGTAGATTTTAATGATATAGCGTCAGCAAGTTCTGTAGCTGCAGCGTTAAATAAAAAAGTAGATAAAACAATTACGATAACAGGAACAGGCGGGTTATCTGGAGGTGGAAATCTGGCAGAAAGTCGTACTATCTCTCATGCTGTTCCAGCAGGAGCTGCTACGAAAACATCAGGGTTGTATAAAATTGCAACTGATAAGTTTGGACATGTCACAAGTACAGCAGCAGTAACTAAAACAGATATAACAGCTCTTGGTATTCCTGCTACAGATACTAATACAACGTATACATTTCAGGGAGCATCAAATGGATTTAAAGTAACTCCAAGTAATGGCGAAACTCAAACAGTAATTGTCTCTCCAAGTATTAAAAATAACGTTACTAAAACAGATGCCACAACAACTGCTGGATATATTCCTAAGTTTAATAATACGACAGGAGTTATTGAAAATGGTTACTCTGTACAAACAACTTTAGCTAGTAGTTCAACTGCAATCCCAACTGCTGCTGCTGTCGTTGCAGCTATTGATAATAAGATCGCTGCAGCTGATGCAATGATTTATAAAGGAACATTAGGCACAGACGGTACTGTTACTAAAGTTCCAGCTAACGGATATAAAGTAGGTTGGACCTATAAAGTAATTACTGCTGGAACTTATGCGGGAATCAAGTGTGAGGTTGGAGATATGCTAATTGCTATTAATAACGGTCCTGTTAGTGGTACTACAGTAGTTAATGCAGATTGAACAGTTGTTCAGGCTAATATTGATGGCGCAGTAACTGGCCCAGCTTCTGCGACAGCAGGTCATATTGCAGTATTTGATGGAGCTACAGGTAAAGTTATTAAAGATGGTACATATACTATCGCCACTAGCGTACCTTCAAACGCTGTCTTTACTGACACAAAAGTAACTTCTGTAGATAATCACTATAAACCTGCTAATGGAACAACTCTTATAGGAACCGCTGGTTCTCCTGTTACTGCTGGTGGTAAAGTTGTTACAGGTATTACAGCTGATAGTTCTGGCCATATTACAGATATAATTACTGGTACTATACCAGCTGCACCAACCTTATCTGGTTTAGGTGGAGTTGGAACTATAAATGCATCTGGCACTGCTCCTTTAACACTATCCGCATCTAAAAGTAGTACAACTGTAACAATTTCTGGATCAGTAGCAGAAATGACAGCCGCAACATCAAATACAGCAGGTGCAGCAGGTATTGTTCCTGCTCCTGATGCAGGAGAACAAGCTGCGTTTTTAAGAGGTGATGGAACTTGGGCATTCCCAACTGATACAAATACTACTTATGTATTTGCAAATGGCACAGATGGATCATTTACTGTTACACCACATAATGGTGAACCTCAAAAAGTATTAATTGGTAAACCTGCGACTGCAGGAACTGCGGATAATGCTACTCAAGTAAAGAATTCCTTAATTGTTACATTAAATAGTGGAAGTAACGAGGGAACTACAAAGTTTACATTCAACGGTAGCGCTCAAAAAACTGTTAATATCACTCCAAGTAGCATTGGAGCCGCTACATCTGCCCAAGGTACTAAAGCTGATAATGCAGTACCAGAAGTTACGTTTACTTCAAGTTCTTTAAACGTTTCTGCAGTAAAGGATAACGAATCAAAAAAAGTTGCTCTAACTGCTGAGATGGAATGAGTTGAATTTAAATAAATTAAGATAATAAGGGGATAGGGATTTCCCTATTCCCTTTATTTTTAACCTATAATATTATAGGTGCTATAAAAATATAGACGCTATGGCATATAAATCAAAATTTTTACATTTTAAAACTAAAGCTTCCTATAATGCAGAAAGAGCAAAAACTACTGCAGGAACAGAGGAACGTAAAGTATTTGATGCATATATATCATTTATTGATGAAGGTCCAATGATCTGTACTTGGGGTAAAGAATATAAATGTGATATCAGTGCTTCAGAAGTTGAAGCTTTAGTTAATGCAGGAAAAATTAGTCCTGCGACAGTAGCACCACTTATTGCAGGTACTGCAGCAGTTGGAACATCTACAAAATATGCACGTGAAGATCATAGGCATCCTGCGCAAACTACAGTAAGTGGTAATGCAGGAACAGCTACTAAATTAGCAACCCCAAGAGTAATTGCAATAGCTGGAGCAGTATCAGGAAGTGCAACATTTGATGGATCTAGTAATGTATCTATTAATAGTACACTGAATGGTTTTGATGCATCTAAGATTACTTCTGGAACTATTAGTGAAGCTCGACTTCCAAATATTCCAATAGAAAAATTACCAGCAGGTGCTTTAGAAAGAATGTTTGTAGTAGAATCACAAACAGCAGCAATAGATGCAGTAAAAGCTGGTACAATTCAAGAAGGAGATGTAGTACAAATAGGTAATGGAGGATTAATGTATTTTTGTATAGATGATGCCGCTACTACATTTGGGAATGCATTTAAAGAGTTTACTGCAGGAAGTGCAACAAGTGTACCTTGGTCTGGAGTAACTGGAAAGCCTACATTTGCAACAGTAGCAACTTCAGGAAGTTATAATGATCTCAGTAATAAACCAACGATACCATCACTATCAGGATATGCAACGCAAAGTTGAGTTACCAGTCAAGGATATTTAACTTCAATTCCTGTTGCTACATCAAGTGCATATGGAGGAATTCAAATTGGTTATACAACAAGTGGTAAAAACTATGCTGTACAATTAAGTAATGGTAAAGCATATGTTAATGTTCCCTGGACAGATACAAATACTACATATACTTCTGGCACTAATATAAGTATTAGCGGTACTACAATTAATTGTACATATTCATATAGTTTACCTACAGCTACAAGTTCAGTACTAGGTGGAGTTAAAGTTGGAAGTAATATTACATTATCTTCTGGGACTATTTCATTAAGTAAAAGTAATGTAACTTCTGCTTTAGGCTTTACTCCAGCAAATGTTAATGAAATTCATATTCCTATAGCACTTCCAAACCCATATGCATTAACAATTAATGGAACTTCATACACAGGTTCATCTGCGGTATCTATAAATACTGCAAGAATACTATCAACGTCTACTTTAAGTAGTTCAACAGTTTCTGCAGGATATAGTTATAATAATACTTTATCAAGAACTATTTCTTCTCTGAGTGGGTTTAGTTCAAGTAATCCTGATTCAGTTATTATAAGCACTGCTAGACTTACATTTACTGCTTCTAATGCAATTAAGATGGGTGGTCTTGCAGATTTATCTGGAACTTATTATATCTATTGTTTAAGTTATATGGCAAACGGTAAGGTTGCTGTTAACGGTGCAGCATATGCATAATCTTAAAAATATATAAATTATGAGTGTAAAAATTTATGATAAAAAGCAAAAGAAATGGATTATTTTTCCTGGAACAATTGGTGCTCCTGGTAAAGATGCTTATCTTATTGCACAAGAAAATGGGTATACAGGCACTAAAGAAGAATATGCTAAAGTATTAACTAATATACCAAAAATTATTAATTCAATAGAAGAAGAGCCGACAGAAGGAAGTAAAAATTTAATTACTTCTGGAGGAGTGTGACAAGCTATTGATAATGTACATACAACTATTAATAATCAGATAAAAAGTTCAATTGTAGATAATTTAGAGTCTCTTGCTGCTGATAAATCATTATCTGCAAACCAAGGAAGAATCTTAAAAGAAATGATTGCTAATTTAGCTAATCTTCAAATTGAGATTGTTGATCAACTTCCAAGTATTGGAGAGACAAATATTATTTATCTTGTTAAGAAATCTGGTTCTGCTCCAGATATACATGATGAATATGTATTTGTTGATGGAAAATGAGAGAAGATTGGTAATACAGAAATTGATCTTTCTAATTATTATACAAGAGCTGAAGTTGATGCTAAAATTCCTGTTATACCAAATATTGAAACTTCTATATCTGGTGCAGGTAATGTTATTACATTAATTGAAGTTGATGCTAATAATAAACATAAAGTTAATGCTACAAAGGGCATTAGTGTTTATACTCAACAGGAAGTTGACGATAAGTTAACAGGTTTTGGAGCAGGAGATGTAATTGCAGCAGAAGCATTTACTACTGCGGATAGAGTAATAACTTCTAATGGTCCAGGAAAAACTGTTAAAGATTCTGGTATTTTAATTAGTAATTTAGCATTAAAGTCATATGTTGATGAGAAAGAAATAGCATGAGATAAAGTTACAGGAAAACCAGAAACTTATGTTCCTGCAGCACACACTCATCCTCTGTCTCAAATTACAGATGCAAGAGCTCTTGCTTATAAAGACAAAATTGATGAATCAGATCTTAATTTTGATATACCTGAAGGAATTGTAGTTGATTCTTCTTTAAGTACAACTTCTGTTAATCCAGTTCAAAATAAAGTAGTTACCGAAGCATTAAATAATCGTTATACAAAGTCTGAAACTTATTCTCAATCCGAGATTGATGAAAAAATTGGTTCAGCAGGTGGTGGAGATGTAATGGCTAGTGGAAATCTTGTTTCTGATTATATCATAATTGGAGCAGGAACTAAATCTATCAAAAATTCTGGTCAGACACTTTCTAATTTAGCATTAAAGAGTGAAATACCATCTTTAAGTGGATATGCTACTCAAAGTTGAGTTACGGGCCAAGGATATTCCACCGAGAATACTTGAAGACCAGTTAAAGTTGGAAGTACAACTTTAAATGATAGTTCTACTACATTAACTATTGCTAATGGTACTGGTATTGGTCTATCATTTTCTAATGGAACTTTAACTATTACTAATAGTGCTCCTGGATCTTCATATACATTACCTGTAGCTAAAAATAATGTTTTAGGAGGAATTAAGACAGGATATACAGAGTCTGGAGGTGCTGAAATGGCCATATATGTCTTAGAGGATGGTACTGCTTATACTCTCTTAAAAGATACTACAGTTAAAACTGCTTTAGGCTTTACTCCAGCAAATGTTAACGATATACCTGAAATTCCTATAGCACTTCCAAACCCATATGCATTAAATGTTATTGCAGGAAGTTCAACTACAAGTTATACAGGATCTTCAGCATCTACTATTAACTTAGATAATATATTTAGTAAACAACTACCAATATTAACAAATGCTGATGATGCTGGTAAACCAGGTATTTATTTTACAAATTCAACAACTCAAGTAAATGTTGTAGCAAGAGTTACTAAAGAACAACCAGATGCTATAGTTGTTGTTCCTTCTGCAACACCTGTAGTATTTGATGAACCAACTGTGTTTTTAATGGATGGTATAGACTCATTATCTGGAGGAGCATATAAATGTTATTGTATTACTTGAATTGCAGCAGCTCAATCAGGTTTAAGAGAAGATCTTATTCTTGTTAATGGGGCAATTTATGGTTAATTATGTTAAAGATTATTAGAGAAATTTTATTAAAAATTGTTAACGATATCGATACTGGTAATTCTAATCTTAGTCCAGAAGAGTGCGAAGAAGTAATTGAATATCTTTCTGGAATAACTAATAAGAATGAAAAACTTAGCAAGTATCAAGCATGTAAATACTTAAAAGTTAGTAGAGCGACTTTTGACAATTATGTTAAGGCAAAGAAGATTCCTAATGGTCGTAAACAAATAGGTTTTAAAGAATTATTCTGATATAAGAAAGATTTAGATAAATTTATAGAAAATAATTAGTAATGAGTTACTAATTATGGATCTTTGTAATCCCCTTGAGTTGAGAGACTTAAGGGGATTTTTATTTTAATAGTAACGTTATGTTTTAGTCTTTTGCTATTGTAAATTTGTACTGTTGATCAACAAAACAAAAACAAAATGTTTAACAATTTAAGTATTTTTAATATGGCAGAAGAAAAAACTTATGTGTTCGGTGAAGGCGCAGGTAACAATGGTATTTTATCTCTTTTAGGTCCTATGCTTTCACAAAGAGGTGTAGATCCAAACGTTCTATTAGCAATGCAAGGCCGTAACAATGATGGTTTTGGAGAAGGTGGATGGTTCATCTGGGTAATTTTCTTGTTCTTCCTTATGGGCTGAGGAGGTAACGGATTTGGTAATAATGGCGCTGGAGGATTAGGTAACCAGCTTAATAATGATTATGGTAGAGAGATGCTATTACAAGCTATTAATGGAAACGGAAATGCAATTAGTCAGTTAGCTACTACTTTAAATTGCGATATCAATGCTGTACAATCAGCAATTAATTCAGTTCAAAGTCAAATCCAGTCTGTAGGTAATCAGGTTGGAATGAGTGGACAGCAAGTTATTAATGCTATCCAAGCAGGTAACTGTCAGATCGCTTCACAAATCGCTTCATGCTGCTGCGATGTTCGTACAGCCATTGAGCGTCAGGGATATGAAGGTCAGTTAGCTACTCTGAACCAAACTAATACTCTTGGAAGTAAGATAGATCAGCAAACTACTCTTATTAGTGATAAATTTTGTCAGCTTGAAATGAGAGAATTGTAGAACAAAATCGACGCTCTGCGTGAGGATAAGTCTGCTCTTATCAATCAGCTTTCTCAAGAGCATCAAACGAATGCTATCCAAGCTTTCCAAGCTCAAACGATTGCTCCAGTGAACGCGGCTCTTCAAGACTTAAGTGCAAGACTAGGTGCAATAGAGTGTAAACAGCCTGCTACAGTAACTATTCCTTACATCCCAGCAATGGGTAATTTAGTTCCTGTAAGCTATAGTCAGCCTGTTAACTTTAGTGTTAATCCTTATACTACTTCATGTGGTTGCTAATAAATATATAGATTATGATTAATATTATTGATCCTTATTGGTGGAATTTAGGTCCCGTACCTGTTCAAAATGAAGGACTTCCAAGAATTGATATTGGAGGTATTTATAAGTTATCCACTAATGCAGTAGCTCTTACAGAGAGCTCTGTTGATTATGGTATTAATCCTTGTTTATATAGTAAATTACCATGTGAGAGTATAGTACTGTTGACAATACACGCTGACGCACCTACTGGTGGCGAAGATTTACCTGTATTAGTAGGAGTTCCTAGTGGAGCTTCAACAATATCGAGTGGAGACACTACAGGAAAAACTAAAATCAGTGTTGTAGATAGTCAAGGTTCTAACGTTACTGGTTCAAATGTACAAGGAAATACCCAACGTCTAGCGTATATCAATAAGAGTACGGGCGTAATAAGATTTTTAGAGTTTACTAACCCAGCAGCATCAGCTGCTTAGCAAATAATTTGTAATATATGTTTTCAAACTTAAGGCCAAATAGTCAGATATATATTTTATATAAAGACGCATCTCCACGTTTAGATGTTGGTTCTGTTGTAAGTGTTTCAATGCCTGTCCCTAAATATCCAATTCAACCAATGTTTGGACAGCCACAAGAGATGGTTGTTGATATTACCGTTAAGGTTAATAACCAAGACGTTACATATCAAAAAATTCCAGCTAATTTAGATATTGCAGATTTTAATAACAGTAATATAGTATTATCTGATAGTAGAGAAGCGATGAATGCAGAGATTGGCAGCCTAAAACAAAAAAGTGCAGCCATTATAAGTAGTGTAGATTTCCACAAAGAAATGATAACCTGCTTTGATCGCATTTTAACAGAATTAAATCCAGAACTTGCAGAAAAACAACAGCAACAATCTGAAATAAATTCTTTAAAAAATCAAGTAGGAGAAATGTCTAAAAGTATTACTGAATTAATGGAATTAAATAGAGAATTAATGTTACAATTAAAAAAGGAGTAATATATGAGAGTGTGGGAAATTAGAGAAGGCCGCGACAGAGAAATGGACTACAGAATGGGTATGCGTGATAAGTCAGAAAAAATGGAAAAAGCTGAAAGAGAAGCATACGAATGTGGCTATGAAGACGGATACGAAAAAGCTATGGAAGAAATGATGGGAGAACGATCAGGTTATAGATCATCTTATCGTTCTGGATATCGTGGAGGTCGGTAGTTATGAAAAGAGATAGACTAGATATTAGAGACAAAATGCCTTCAGGAATGGAAGAATATCTGGCACAAAACGGATGGCATTTTAATAAAAAGCTATGTGATTGAGCTGTATCTAAAATGCGCAAAAGAGGAGCTAATGGAAAGCCTGAAGAGGTAACATTAACTCCTAAAAGCGAATTAGAGCAATTATTTAGAAACTATGGAATAAAAGTAGATAATTGTGTAGGATACGATGTAATGTATGTATACCATATGGCCAAATCAGATTTTTTTGAATCATCTATTATTAGCGAACAGTATTTATTACAGTTTGTTAAAGATTACTTAGATGATATAGATGGATATGATGGAAAGGCTCTAACAAGATTTTATGCAGACTGCATAGGCTCAGGAACTCCAATAATGTGAGAAGATATGATCTAATATGGTAGTACAGAACATTTATTTGGAGGATTGAGATTGGCACGTAACTGTATATTATGCAGTAGATACTTATTATACAGATGAAATTCTAGAAGAATTAGAACTAATAGGATGTAGTTGATCTGAACTTGTAAAAGCAGAAAATTTATTAAGAAGTAACCAATATAATATAGGAATTACCTATTCAAACTTCAAACATAAATGTTCCATTGTAGTTATTGGATTGACAACATCTGCTGAAGAATTTCAAAATACATTTGATCATGAAAAAGGTCATTTAGCAATGCATATTAGTTCAGCATTGAAAATTAAACCATATGGAGAAGAATATCAATACTTAACAGGTGAAATTGGTCAAAGTATGTTTAAAATAGCTAAAAGATTTTTATGTGATGATTGTCGTCAAAAGCTAGTCATAGAAATAAAAGAAATAGATAAAAAAGATTAATTTTTACAAGATATGCCGCAGAAATGCGGCATTTTTTGTTTATATACAATAAATTAGATAAAAATTTGTTTATTTATTAAATAATCTATAACTTTGCAAATACAAATTAAAAATATGAACTAATATAAATAAAACTAAAATGAAAAAAATTGATTTAAATGTAGCTACTCGATTAATGTTACTGATGAATCTTCCTGAGCAAGGTTCTGTAACTGAAATGATTTCAAAAAGAAATGTTCGGAAAAAGATTGACTTTTCAAGTGAGGAAGTCGAAGCATTGAAGATTGAGAATAAAGATGGTAGAATTGTGTGGTCTCCTGAAAAGGAACTATTAACAGTTGAATTTACAGACAGTGAAATTGGATTCTTAAAGTCAATTATTGAAAAGCTTGATAAAGCTGGATCTATTACTGATAATATCTTAGACTTTGTTGAGGCAATACAAAGTTAATAAATAGAAATATTTGTAAATTATGTATAGTCTAGAGCCAATAAAAGTTATACAACTAATAAGAGAGTCTTTTATTGGCTCTGAAAAAGTTTATACTCAAGGTAGTTGTTATCAATTATATTTAATATTAAAATACATATTTCCAGAAGCAGAAGCATATTATAATTGTGATCATGTTATTACTAAAATTAAAAATGTATATTATGATATTAATGGAATTGTAGATAATATATCAAACTACCTACCAATAGATGAAATATATGTTAAAGATATTCGAAAAGAAGCAATTAATTGAAAATTTAATCTATTTTCAGAGAAAAAGTAAAAAATATTCTTTTTTATTTGGAAATTAAAAATTAATACATTATATTTGCTGCGAATATATAAACATATTAATAATCAATTAATAAGGAAAAATAAGAATTATGATTATCGATGGACAAAATCACATGGATTTTCTATTAGAAGATCCAGAACCAACAGACAAAACTCCTATTACAGATCAAAATACTAATAGTGAGCCAGAACCTGAACCTAGTCCTACTAACCAAGAACCTCCTGAAAACCCTGACCTAAATACTGGCGAGGGTTTAGACGTGTTTAGTGAGTTCTTGAAAAGTAGAGGACTAAGAGATGGAAAAACTTTACTTTATCAAGATGAAGAAGGTAATGAACAAGAAGTAGACTTTAGTTCGTTGGATAGAGATGAACAATTAAATATTCTAAATGAATTAGCTAAGCCTGATTTATCTGATGATGAAGTTAAAACAATTGAATATTTAAGAAATAATAACGCAACTATTCAGGACGTTATTGAATATTATTCTCAGAAAGCAGTGCAAGACTATATTAATCAAAATGGTCCTGTTAATAAAGCTTATTCTGTAGATGACTACTCTGATGAAGAATTGTATATTGCCGATCTTAAATCTAAGTTTGAAGGTATGACTGAAGAGGAAATTCAAGCAGATTTAGACTTAGCAAAGAGTAATGAAGACTTATTTAAGAAAAAGGTAGAAACGATTCGAAACCAATATAAAGCACAAGAAGATAAAGCAGTAGAAGATGCACAAAGAGCTCAAGAGGAACAGTATAATGCATTTAAATCAACACTTGAGGAACAGTTAGTAAATTTCAATGAAATCTCTCTTGACTATCAAGATGAAAAATCTGATAGTTTACAAATTGAAGATCATGATAAACAAGAGATCTTTAGTTATATTCTAGATCAAGATGAAAATGGAGCTAGCCAGTTCTTTAAAGATTTAAATGATCCACAAGTTCTTGTAGAGCTTGCTTGGTATCGTCTCTTTGGTAAAGATGCTATTTCAGGTATTTCTCAGTATTATAAGAGTTTAATTAAGGAAACTAGGAAGCCCGCAGCTCCTAAGAATGAGCCTCCTAAACCTTCAACTGTAATACCTACTAATGAAGAGAAAAATAAATCAAATCCAGATAAATCAATCGCGTCATTATGAGATGACGAATTATAAATAAACAATTAAATTAAACAATATGAGAATTTCTAGTTTTAGTACAGTACGTCCTCAGATGAGTTCAACTCGTACATATGAGGATTTTTACAAATTTTTAGGTGAAAAACCTGCACGTCTTGGTATTGTATCATCACTTTATGAGCAGTATACCGCATCGTACCTTACTGAATCTCTGATGAATATATATACAATGGAAAAAGACAAGAAAAATAGTTTCCAAAGTATTAATTCATTTATGGTAGAGTGGGACATTAATGTAGGATTTATTAAGAGAATTCCTTTCCTACAGGTTCCTGATGGCGATGGTGCTCAGGGTACTGATATCATCTTCCACTTCCCTGAAAATTATTATCAGAGAAATGACGTAATGATCATCGAAGGATCACGTCAGCAAGTTATCTTCCTATCACGTCCTGTTCGTAGATCAGATAGAGACTGGGAGATTGTAGGTAAACTACAAGATTCAGATTACAATGCTACTCTTGATGTTGAATTCTGCCAGCCAGGTATGAAGACTCGTTTCTTAACGAACTATCAGCCTGAAATGCATGAGGAAGGATACGTTAAGTATCAGTCAAATGTTGAAAAGCATCGTACATTTATTGCAACACACCGTGCAGATGTAGACTACACTGCTAAGTATCGTGCAATGGAGGACGTTTTCATTCAGATTGGTAAAGGAACAGAAAGTGATCCTGTTTACAAAATGAATGCTGCAGAAAAAGATTGTCTTGATAGCTTCATGGCTGCTCGTGCAAATGCACTGCTTTGGGGTAAGACTAACGTAGATAAGAATGGTAAACCTAAGATTTTTGATCCTGAAACAGGTGAGCCTATTATCTCTGGTGATGGTATTATTCCTCAGATTGAGCGTTTCGCAGGTAAATATGTGTATTCAAAGATGACTAATAAAGTTATGAATACCGCTATCCTTGCCATGATCGCTAAATCAAATAATCCTACTGGCAATAAATATATCTTTATTTGCAATACTCCTATGTGAGCTGAAATTCAGGATAGTCTGTCAGGATATCTTCGTGATTGGAAGACTGTTGGTACATTCATGTTCTCTAAGGGTGCTAATGATTATATCAAAGTTGGTGCAACCTATAACTCATACGAGTATGCAGGTAATACTGTAACTTTCAAAGTTGACCGTGCTCTTGATATCGAATTCCCTGAGAAGAAATATGGTATCTTCCTTGATCTGACTGCTGATGCTGCTAGTGGAAAACCCGCTATTGCAATGTTCACATTCAAGAACAATGAGTTCTGCCATAACTGGTTAGAGGGTGTTGGTCGTAGAAGTGGACGTGAAAGTGGTCCTGTTGCAAGCCCAGTAGCTGCAACTAAACTTATTGACTGGGGTTATGCTGGTGTTGGTGTATTCAACCCATATCGTAGCTTTATCTTAGTTAGTGAAAAGTAATATAAAAAAGATAGAATAGAATATTAGTAGGCTTCTCCTTCGGGAGAAGTCTACAAAATATTTAAAACTTAGATATCATTATTTGGTATAGATAAATTTAATAAGAATAAATATGAATAATATAGTAACTTTAAGAAATGTATATGGTAAGGAAAAAGCACATTGCTTTATTAATCCTTTAAAACAAGCAAATGGTTCAAACTATCCTTTTGTAAAAAGAGTTCGTCAGGTAGACGCTAGTGGAGATACAGAAATGATCTTAAGTGAAGCAGAAATTAATAGTCCTGATAGTAATTACTTTATTAAGGAAGATGAACGAATAGAGATTTATGATGGTAAAACGTTTGATTTAGATAATCCTCTAGAAAGAAATATTTGGACTTGCATTAAAGATTCATTCTTAATTGCACCTGAAAGAGATTCTAAAGATTCAAAAGGTAATCTTTTAATTGACGGAGGTCCAAAACGTTATGGTCAAGCTGAATTCTATGTAGAAAGACCTGGAGTTGAATCTGAAAAACGTATTGAACGTATGAAGCTTGTAACAAAAGCGTTCACTTATATTGAACAAGATTCTGCTAAAGGAAGACTTACCAAAACAAGGTTACTTGGCAAATCAATGAGAAATGCTCCTGACTCAGATGTTCAGGACTATTTATATCAAAGAGCGGAAAAAGATCCAATGGTTGTTATTGACCTTTATACAGGATCAGATACAGCACTTAAACTGCTGCTTATTGACGCAAAAGAACAACGTGTTATCAACCTTCAAAGTGGAGTTTGGATGTATGGGGATGTTCGTCTAGGTACAACTGACGAATCTATCTTACTCTTCTTGAAGATTCCTGCAAATAAAACTATCTACGAGGGTATTACATTAGAGACATACCCTGATCTTCAGAAACTAAGTTTAAAAGAAACAGTAGAGGAAAAGGCTGAAGATAAAGCTGAGGAAAAAGTTGAAAAGACGGAAAAGAAGAAAAGCAATAAATAACAATATATAATGACTATTAGACAAGTGATATAAGTATACTACATATTAAATTAAGTATTATAAATGAATTTATTGTCTATAAGTTCTTAAAACTTACTAATAAAAATAATTATACCTTAAATAGGAAAATATTATAATAGTATATTAATGATTTGGATTGTATATAGAACTACATGTAAAATTAACGGAAAATTTTATATTGGAGTACATAAAACAGAAACAGATGAAATTTTTGATGGATATTATGGTAATGGAATTCAGATTCCGAAACATACCTACAGTATTACTCACCCAAAATACCCATTCCATTTTGCATTCAAAAAATATGGACAGGATCAGTTTTATAGAGAAACCTTAGCAAAATTTGATAATCCTATTGATGCCTATAAATATGAGGCAAAACTAGTAACACCTGAGGTTATTAATAAAGGGAATACATATAATGTTACTGCAGGTGGCGGAAGGACTCATCCTACAAAAGGAAAAGTTTATCAATATTCTTTAGAAGGCAAATTACTTAAAATTTGGGACTGTATTAATACTGCCAGTAAAATTTTACAAATTTCTAGACAATCTATTGGAGAATCTATTAATAAAAAAGTGGCTCGGCATGGATTTTTATGAAGTTGAGATAAAAACATAAATATTACAGAATATAAAATTAAACAGCTGAGAACCTATTATATTTATGATCATAATGGTAATTTTATTAGAGAGTTAACATTTAAGAAATGTATAGAGTTTTTAAACACTAATGGTTCAAATTTATCTAGAGCTATTAAGAATAAATACACAATAAATAAGTATTTTATAACTTTAGAAAAGGTAGATTATTTTATACCACCTAAAAATAGAAAACTAGCTTAAATAAAATGATATGACAATTCGTCAATGTTACGAATACATTTTAGTTGAATGCAACAAGGTGAAAGCTCCTCAAGTTTTACTTGAGGACTTCATATACTTGTTTAATAAAGCAATTCAACAATATATAAACGGTGTATATAACAGAAGTGAGTACAATCAACAAAGTTCAGATGACTTAGGATTTTTACAAACTACATCAGTAATTAAAGTAGGTAAAATTGCTCCAAGACAGGAATTTAATGATACTGTTTGAGAGCTACAACTTCCTAAAGATTACTTACATATGTTGAATTGTATTGCAGAATTTACAGGTAGTGATTCAAATAAATCTAGATGTGGAAATGGAGTGCAAAGAACTATTACTTCAACATGTCAAAGATTAACTGCAGATCTTTATGCAGGTATTATTAATAATTATTATATGAAACCTTCACATAAGAAGCCATATTATTATATTATTAATAGAAATGAAAAAGATCAACCAGTAACAAATCCTGTTATGGATAATGAAATTAAAGAAGGTAGTTATCGTCCTAATTATATTAAAACAGAGGATGGAAAATATCGATTTTATGCATTAAAAGAACCATATAAAAGGATTGTAAATCAATCTTCTGTAAATTTGGAAATACATAGTGGCGATTCGAATTGAAGTTTAAATAATGTATATATTACTTATGTAAAAGCTCCTATGTATGTTTCCATGACTCAGGATGATGTATTATTACCAGAAGATAATACTCAATTCTTGGAATTTCCAGATTATGTTTGTTATGAGATTATTAATATAGTAACTAGATTACTATTAGAGAACGCAAGTGATCCAAGATTACAAACGAACGTTCCAATTAATCAAACAATAGCAACTCCTGGAAATAAATAAATTTATTAACTTAAAAAATTAGAAAACTATGTTTGATTTTCAAAAAGAAGTAATAATTAATTCAAACCTGCTTGACGATGGTGTAACTCCTCGTTTTATGGCACTGACTAAAGGTAAAAATATTACTAATGATGAGGGATATAACTTTACTTATAATGGTGAAGTTAGTATGTTCCGTGTACTACGTTGTGCTGATTACAAGAAAGAGGGTTTACTTGAGGGAGTTATCTATAAAACTCCAGGTGAAAAAGGTAAAGTGGCAAGTGCTACATTTAATGTACCTAAAGCTGAAGGTACTTATAGAGTAGTAATTGGTGTTACCTTAATTGGCAAATATCTTTCAGACTACGCTATGCCTTGGTCAAAATTTGGTAAGCCCGTTCTTGCTGAATTTGAAGTATCTACTGCAGATTTAGCTAAGGCACAACAGATTATGGTTAAAGCTATTGAGTCAGCTATTCCTGAAAATTATAGATATGTTAGAGTATCTAAGTCTAGTGCAGATAAAGTACTTGTAAGTTGCACTGATTCACATCAGGTTCTTGCTGTAGCTGAACTCCAGAAACAAAAAGATATTGATTGTCCTGAAAGTTGCACTGAAAAACAGTATGTAACAGTTAAAGAAGCTGTAGAGGTGTCTAAGAATAAAATGGAGATTGGTACAGCTGCTTGGCTTCAGGAAAATCTTCGTTTTCCAAGTTATCCTAACTTACGTTATGCAGCTCTTAATGAGGAAGAGTATCCTGTTAATGGAGGTCTATACACTCAGTTCTCATTCCTATATTGCATGCCTCGTAAGGGTCTTCATGGACAAGGAACTGTAGGACAGGCTCTTAAGTCAATTACAACACATACATTCTATGTATTGTCATCACTTGTTGACAAGTTTGAAGCTGACCTAAAAGCAGTATTTGGTGCTGATTCAATTAAAACTATTAGTCCTGATATTAATAATCTTATTAAGATTGAATTCTTAAACGATAGTAAGATTTCAATTGCAGATATTACTGACGAGGAAGCTGATATTAAAGTAAATGTATCAGGTCCTGCAATTAATGGAGATGTAACAAATTTTGTTGAATTATCTATTAAGGGCGATAATAGCAAGTATGAAATCGACAATGAAGGTAAACTTACTGTAAAAGCTGAGCAAAGCGCAGCAGTAGGAGATCTTATTACAATTGTAGCTTCATATGGTGGTGCTACTGCAGAAAAAGACTTTACAGTCAGAGCTTAATTGCTCTTCATAAATATTTTCAAAGAAGGCAGGGCGGGGTAATTTCCCTGTCCTGCTTTAATTTTTTAAACTGAAGTTTATGACGATCGAACAAATCGCAAGTGCAGTATATAATAATACAGTAACAGGATTAGCTGGAATTACTTCCAATCCTAAAATATCTATAGAACAACTTCAGGATGAAGTAGTAGCAGAACGTAATCAAGTAATGCGAGAATTTCTATTAAAAGGAATTCTTACTTTAGATGAGTTATTTTTAGCAATTAACTGTATTGAAGTTGATTGTGATTATATGTCAAAATGTTGTGATTTACAAGTTGGAGAAAAAGCATTACATTTTGAAATTCCACCGATTATTTATATAAACGGAATTGATACAATAAGATTTGTTGGCAGTATAGATAGACATACTCGTTATAATATTTATACAGATGAAACTTATAGATTTCATAAGTATAGAAAAAATAAACCAGGAAGTCCATATGTCTATATAGATACTGCAATTAATTCTAATGGTAATATGGATGGATATATTTTTAATGTTCCTTTTGTAAAATATATATCTGTAATTGCACTATTCTTAGATCCAAGAAAGCTTTTAGAATGAGATTGTTGTTCTGAAAATCCTGAAGTATATCTAGATTGTGGAATTCTATCTGATGAAATTATTAAAAGAATGACTGAGAAATATATTCGCTGGTATCGTCAACTTGCAGCTCCTGTCACTCCTAACGATCAAACTCCTAAATAGTTATGAAGTTAAATAATATAAATTCTGTATATTCTCTTGCTAATATATTATACGGGGTTACAATAAATCCTGATAATTTTGAGGATATAGTTTTAAATGGTTTACAGTTAATAGGTAACAAACATTCTAGAATGTATAGATATGTAGGAGATACTACAAACAGAATACTAGAATTACCTTGTAATTTATCTTTTATAGAATCTGTGACAATTCCATTTGAAGACTTTCAATCTACTTCAGATACTAGTATATTTCCATTAGTTCAAAATGCTTATTATGAAAGATATAATGAAGCTTGAAAATGAAATAAAGATCCTTTATATCAATCAGGAAAACTATTAAATTATAATGAGATAAATAATGCATTAGAGTTTGATAGAGATTATTCGAATGTATCTGTACTATATCATGGTGTAATTGTAGATGATGATGGACTGCCACTTATAACAGATAAAGAATTAACTGCGTTAGCTGCATATGCCGCATATATTGATTTATATAAAAAGAGTCTTGTATTAAGAGATAGTAATTCTTTTCAAATAGCTCAAGCAGTTAAACAAGAATGATTGAGAGCTTGTAGTGATGCCAGAGTTCCTGAACATATCTCGCAAAATGAAATGAATGAGATTCTTGATGCTCGTACACGTTGGGATAGAAAGCAATATAAGAAATCATTTAAACCTGTTAACTAATGAATAAAAAAATGTTTCCTCATGGTTTTAACTCTAGGGAACTATATAATGGGTTAAATCCTAAGTTATTAAAAGGAAGATGAGTAAAAAATAGATATAAAGATCATAAGAATCTAGCTGCTAAGATTTTTGATGACTGTTTTTATGAGATCTTATTGGATATTATAAATAATAATGTTACCTTTGTACTACCTCTACGTTTTGGGAATTATGGAGAAATTTCTATGAAACAAATTGCAGATGAAGACTTTAAACAAGCATATAGAAGAGGTAAATTTAATAATATTGATTTTGTATTATCTCAATTTACAGGAAACCAGCTAGTATATAGATATATGAAGCATAATAAAGAAACTATGGAAAAACCAATCTATGTTGATAAATATCTTAAAAAACTCATAGATCAATATACTGAAGAAGCAAAAGTGTACTATTAATTATGATTAAAGAATTAGACGATTATTTAGGTATTATACAAGAAAAATATCCAAAGATCTCAAAAGATGAGTTAAAAAGAGTTATAGAACACGGTTTTAGTAGTTTTCATTTATTAGCTAAAAGTGGAGCAGATGTAGTTTTAGGAAATCATAACTATACTGCTTTTTGTGGAAAGATGTTTTTTGATGATTATAAAAGAGTTAGATATAATAATATTAAACATCGTATTAAATTAAGACTGAAATATAAGTACGCTCAAGAAGTATATAACGGAGCGTACTATTTCGGTCTAACTGAAGCTGAGTGAGAATTTTATAAAACTCAGATAACTTCAAAGCGTAGATCTAAAATAAAGTTTAGAGATTTGAAGTTATATAAAATACAAGAAGAGTGTTTTTTAGATAAATCTAGAACACACTTCTTTAAACTATATTATCCTATTGATGTAGGATGAACGTTTTTAAAAAGTGAAATTACAACAAGAAACTTTGAATATATAGCATATAGAGATGTAAAAAATAAAATAATAATGATTTAATATGGCAAAAGAAGAAATAATAGGGTCTCCTAGAAGAAATTTAGTTTTTGAAACTAGTGGGGTAATAAGAGTAAAAGTTGGAGATAAATATTATAAGTTAAATTATGATAAGGAAACAACTGATGATGAAGACGAAGAATCTATAGAGTCTAAAATTATAATTGTAGACGATATATTATTATATGAGACAGGACAGTATGAATATCCTGGAGATAGAAAAATAATCTTTGCATTAAACGGGGGAATTTATTATACATTAGATAATAGTTATTTTAGTTTTAGTGATTCTCAAAATTCAGATGCTTCTCTTGAAGGGAATATAATATTTGATAATACTGTAATATTTAATGGGACTCCGCCATTTAAATTAAGTAGTTCAGAAGTTATAAGTAATCTTAATGCACAGTTTATTGATGGGCATAGTTGAAATGATATTCAAGCATTATTAAATAAACAGAACATCTCTTTTAATACATTAGAAACTACAGATGGAAAATTTATAGCTGAAGATGGGAAAGTTACATGTAATACAGTAGTTTGTAGTAATGCTAATATTAAAAAACTTAGTTTTGAAACTCTTTCTGGAAATATCTCAGTTGGAGGAAATATAAGTGTTACAGCAAGCGAGCTAGATATTGATGGAAATCTATACGATCTTGGAGTAAATATTTTACAGCTTTTATATAAATTATATTCTGTAAAAGGAATAAATACTAGTAAGACTACATTTGTCGAGTTTGCTAAAGATCTTGTAAAATCTGTAAATACAAGTTATAATTGACAAACTCCATCAACATATACCTCTCATCAATTAGATTTTGATAAACAACTTTTATCAGAATCTTTTTATTGGGAGCCAATAAATATTGAATCTTGAAAGAATATTTCGTGCATACCATTATCTGTTGCAGATAATTATTATATAGATCCTGAAGAAATTACGGAAGATACAGAAATTACTGAAAACGCTGAAAATATTGCACGTTCATCTAATCTATATAATGAGATTATAACAAAAATTTACATTATTCCAGAGGAAAATAAATCTACATTTAATGGTGTTGTTTTAAAATTATATATAGATTCAGGATTTGTTACTCCTGGTACAGAGGGAGAATTAATTATAAATGAATATAAAAAAGATACATCTGAGGAGATTGAGAATATTAGTGCAAAGTTCATAGTCACAGGTATTAATAATGACGAAATATATGTACATACTACATACATTTCAGATAAAGCAAGCTTTCTAGCTCTTTTTTCAGAATCTATTGGGTTGTATGCATATTCAGAAGCTGAGAATCTAACTTCAGATACTGAAGAACAACCGTTTACCTCAATTAATGTACAATATTATCAAGAGCCTGAAGAAACTTCAGAGTATTATAATATTATACTAGAAACTAATCCTGAATCTATCAGTTTTTATCAAACTAGTAATACAGTTATTGGAAATTTATCTGTAATATCAGACGATATACTGAATCCTTCTGGAATAGGGATTTATAGTGATAACTGTTATTTAAATAACCCAACTATATGCTTATACAATAGTGCTGAACAAAAGAGTTATCTTAAAATATCTGCTTTAGGAACCTCATTCGTTGGAATAAACGATGCTCAAGAAAATTGAATTAGTATCGAAAATACAGGTAAATGTAGTTTGAAGAGAGGCAATCTATATAATATTAATAACTATGATACTTTTTGTAAGTTTGGGCCTTTAGTTGTATATGAAGACGGTTCTGCAACTTTAGGAAGTGGAGATACTCAAATTACTATATCTGCATCTGGAGAAGTTAAGATTCCTTCTGCAGCAATAACTACATAATAACTATGAAGAACAAATTAAATCAAATAAATCAGTTTAATGGAGGAATGATAAAGGATATAGAACCATTAATGGTTCCAAATACTGTAATGACTGATTGTTTAAACGGCACTTTAATTACTTATAATGGTAATGAATTTGCCTTACAGAACGATATGGGTAATTATGGGTTTAAAAATGGAGCTTTGAGTAATGGTTTTGTTCCTGTTGGAATGAAAGAACACCAAGGAGTATTATATATTATTTCATATAATCCAATTGACGACAAGGTAGAAATTGGAAGTTTTCCATCACAACAAACAATCTTTACCCCAATTGTAGATAATAAGGATGCTACAATTGAGGATATCATTATTGATAAAACATCTTTATATAAAGATTTAGAAGGTGAAACTAAAATTATACTTCTTAGTAAAGATCCTAATTTTTATTTAAATCCAGGAGATAAGTATCTTCTTATATATGAAAATTCAGGTGAATATTCCTTTAAGGAAGCACTTGAACAGCTAAATAATAAATACTATAGACACTTAGTTCCTTATATTCTTACAGATGAAAATAAATTGTATAATATAGATGGGCTTCTTGAATTACAAGTCGATAAATCCACAACTAATAGAAGTGATTGGATTCCTGTATCTTGGGATATTCCTGGCTGGCTTGCTGTAAAGTTTAGTATTACGGTTCCAGAACAATTTAATATATATTTTGATAAAAGTAAGACATATGTAGATGATAGTGATTCGAATGCTATAAAAGTTTATCCAGGCGGAGATCTTAGAGTACAAACTTATTGGAATCTTGTAAATTATGCCGATGGAGATTTAGATAAGATTAAAAATAATTTAGTATATTTTTTACATGATTATGACACTTTAGATGAAAAAAATATAAGTAAATTATCTCCAATAAGTCTAGAGCCTAATCAATTAATATCTTATAATAATTTCCAGTCTATAATATTTAATACTATTGATGCAAAAACGCTTGGAAACTATAAATATATTACTCCCGCATTATTAGTTGAAAATGAAGATAAGAAAAATTATATAATATATAGTCAATTTACACAAACAATTTCTAGAGATCCTATAACAATAGATCCTAATGAAATACACTTTGGAAGAAATTATTTTAAATATTTTGTAGGAGATAATTCTCTAACAATGCTTACTTCTTGAGAAAGTTTTCCTGGAGTTAGCCTTGAATATAAGTTAGAAAGATATTCTACTTCAGATTCAGACAACCCCTATACTGCTATTGATTGGACTTCGGTTTCTGATATAATAAGTAATGGAACCATTATTATAGATATACCTTTTTCTGAAAATAATGAAGACATAGCAGAGTATGATACTACCCAAACTGGAGAACCTAAGATAAAAAAAGTTAATTTTAATAAAGAGGATATATACTTTCTAAGTCTTCGTTATGTTATTAATATTGAATCTGGAAATCCTATTACAGGAGATATAGAACCTGCCGAGGATAGAATTTATGCTACAGAACTTGTAAATAGGTGATATTATGTTAAAGATAACTTTAAGGATATTACAGGACAAAACCTTGTAAATTACTTTGCTGATTATATAAAACTCGAACTTAATTCAGGTAATTATGCGTTTACAGAAACTGCTTTTCTAAAACGAAGAGGTAATGAAGATTCAAAAGATGAAAAAATAAATAATTATTCATTTGATTCTAGTGACTATTTTAGTGAAATTAAATTAGTATATCCAGAACCTCCTGGAGAAACGTATGATACTTCTAAGATTGGAATTAAGACTATATTTAAACAAGGCAATACATATTCTATTAAAAAGGTAGGAAACTCTGAAGTATATACTATATCCGTTCCAAAAGACCAAAATGGAGATGACGGTAGATTGTGAAGATGAATCACTTCTAAAGGCGTTACTGTTAATAATGGCAAGGCTATAGATTCTAAAGGCAATACTTATACACTACTCTTTAATAAAATAGATGGATCTTTTTCATTTGATTTGTTTAATACTTTTACAGTTACAAATACTGAATATAATATTGTAAAAGAAATCAGTAGTAATGATAAATATTTATATGAATATCATCCTATTGGAAAAACTAAAACTAAAGTTACAGATAAAAACGATACTCATACAATAGAATATAGACCTGAATATGTAGAATTTAGAAAAGACGGTTCTGGAAGAGATAAATGGTCAATGTGTTTCTGATGGAAAGAGGTAGGTCCTTTTACTATTAGGTTTGAAAACAATAAGTTGTATTATGGTGAGAATACAGAAGAATTCACTCCAGAAAAGAACTGACCTAGTGTTCTTGGAGATTTAAATATTTCAAGTGGAACTAATTGGCATAGAACAGATTGAAAACCAGATGGTCATTCTGCAACTAGTACAAAAAGTTATGCTGATGATTATGGATTTAATATATATAATTTCTATAATGCAAAGTATGGTAATGATAGTAGCCATTCTGGAGATTCTGGTTTCTTTGGCAGATACGGATCTGCAAATAATTTCTGCCTTGCAATGTCATATGAAACAAAAAATTCATGACCCTGTATATATTACTGTGCTAATAAAGCACCTTCAAATTCAAAGGAAGATACGTCTTATATTTCTAAAACTTGTATATATTCCTATCTTATGATGATATACTGTTTAAGATATTGTATGTCTTCTAAAAATAATATAATTTATTATTCTTTATATAACTATGGAGAATCTCTTATAAATCCAGTATATATAAAAACTATTAATCTTTCTGGAACATATGATTGAAAATATTTCATGGATGAGAGAGTTGACATTCCAGATGAAATAGATTTAATATTTAATGGAGTATCTTTTGCAGACAATAATGTAATATCTACAAATACAAATGTCAATTTTAATTGTATAGTTACTCCTGATGAGTCTTTTAAATATGAGCTCCAAAGGTTAATAGATAATAAGAATAGTAATGTAAGAATTAAAGTAGATGAATTAGAAAGACAGCCGAATATAAAAAGTGGAGACCTATATCTTATTCATGAATATAATGAGAATGCAAATAAAGTGAAATTAACTAATGCTATAAAAAGTATGGTGTTTACAGATCAAGTAAGATCTAATATGGATGCTACTTTAGAATTGTTTATGAGAGAGACAGATAATAATACGCGTTCTGTAGCAAGAGAGTTTATTTCTAATATATATGATGACGGGCAATAATGGATATAAAACTGAAAGTAAAAAAGTACAAGGATACTGGAGATATTGCTTGAGAGTATAATCCTTTACGTAATTTAAAAAAATCTGATGATCAGATTGATGATTTTACAGTAAGTAACTCTCAATTAAAATTAGATCTAGAAAATCCTATAGACATAGAATGTCAAAGTTCTTATGATGGAAGTACAAATTTAATATTCAACGATGATAAAAATCCTCCTAGAATAATAAATACTAGAGTAGCGTTATTAGAAAATAATAGATATAAAATTATAAATCGAAACCAAATTAAACAATCTAATTTATATACAGAAAATGAATTAGATCAACAAACTAGGCTATTTAGAAACGTTACTAGAATTCCAAAGATTCAATTTAAGAATGTAGATTACTTTGGGACTCTCAAAGGAGGTAATTATATATTTTATATAAAATATTCTGATAGTGACTATAATGAAACCGATATTGTTGCTGAATCAGGAATAGTGTCTGTATTTAAAGGAGATTTATCAAATCCTAAGACTTGTGTTGGAGCTTATATGGATGAACGTACTGATAAATCTATAATACTTTATCTTAAGAATATAGATACGTCTTTTAGTTA